CAATCTCTTCACTTGGAAGGGCATGTTCCTGCAAATACCCTGCATGATCCATTAGTTCCTCGTAGGGGACGCCTGTGGCTTCAGCTATCTTGCGTAAAGTAGTTGGCTTAGGCACGCCTCTTAGACCATTTTCAATTCGTGAAATTTGTGAGCCACTAATCCCCGCTGCTGCTGCCAATTGATTAATCGTTAATCCCTTTGTTTCGCGAAGTCCCTTCATGTACTCCCCAAATTCTACTGTCATCTCAACCACTCCTTATAGAATGAAGCTTATATTATTAATATAAGTCATCTTTGCCAATTGGTAAACAACAAAGCGCATGTTATTGCCAAAAGGCAAGATAATGGAGGGAAATCTATTCTTTTTCGCCCAAAACAGGCTAATACGGGGTTTTACGAGACTGGTAGAGAAGTGGTATATTATAGAAAAATACGAACAGAATACGAACAAGATTTATTTTATCACATTGGGCTGGAAAATTCCGCATATTAAATCTCATTCAGTCAAACCTAAAGGAGTGCTTAAATGATGAACCTATCCGCTTTACCAGAGTTAGACCGTCGCCGAACCCAGGTCGCTATAGAGAGCATGTTGGAGAAATACCGTATTTTCAAAACCGTTACATTTGAGGCTAAGGAAGCCAGCACTACGTATTCATATACAGAAAGATTTCATGGCCCTACGAATACTGTTACTGATCAGACTGCTGCGTTAGCTTCTTATAATGTGGATGTACCGGCTGCTAGAAGAGCTTTTTGTTCGGCAATGGACTCTGTGGTAGAGAGACTCGATACGAGGGAGCAGCAATTAGTAAGAGAGCGTTATATGAAAAGAGATGAAACGTACGATTATACGATCTACAATCATGTGTTTGATCCACCGGTAAGTAAGGATACTTATGTGAAGATCCGTTCTAAGGCTTTTTACAAGATGGCACTGGCTTTAACGGATCTCGGTCTACTGTCCCTTAACACCTTAATAACAGCACCTAGAGTGAAGAAAGAGAAGATCAGTATTACTTAAGGGATATATTGTTGTTACTAGTCACAAAAGACTGTGTCGTCCGAGCGGATGATGCGGTCTTTTTTTATTGATATTAGGCTCCCCCGAAAAACCGCTCTATACCATCCCAAAGCTAGCGTAAACCTCGTCGGTATACCGTCTCTGCAAGGCAAATAGGGGTGTATATTTATAACATGGCAAATGAAGCAAAAAGAACACCGCAAGAGCATGAATGCTCTGCTAATCGTTCTACCCTAGTGGTGATGAGAACAAATCTAGCGGTGAAAGATTCTTTTGGCATGGGCCTAGTGTAGAAGGGTATTATCCAACAGCGGATAGTATCCTTTTTTGTTCTTAAATTTAGTAGAGGGGGTGTCTTCTTAATGTTAATGCAATTGAAGGTTAACACCATCAAGGATCGGCGAATCGTCGCCGTTCAGAAAGGAATGGAGTGATGTCAGTACAACAATTACGAGAACATATTACGAGTGCGCTGGAACGGTATTTTCCAAACGTACCTGTGTATGTGGATGGGGAGAAACCTCAGACGGCTTATTTTTATCCCGGACTGATCTCAGCGACATTGGATCGGCAGCGAGAAGGCAGATATTTAGCGGTGTACCGTTTTGGTATCCGTTATGAACAAGGCAGTCTGCTGGAAGCTGAGACAATGGCAGATAAGCTGAGTGAGGCAGTGGCAGGAATGGAGCAGGATGGCGGGGCTTTTCGTGTAGTTAGGCAAGCATGGGAAGCTGGGAAAGAGGGGCATGGGCCGCTTTTTACGGTGGACTATATGTTGTATTTGCAAAGTGAAAAGCCTGACAGTATAAAAATGGGGCAAATGACTGGAGGAGAACGATTGAAATGAGCATTAAAGGGACTAACGACAATAGGTTTGGTAAGGAACAGATTATGAATTCCTCATTATTTGCTCCAAAGGAAAAAGATATCTTGAACGTTATTTTGCAGGATGATAAGAGTTATACGATCGAAGAAGCAAAGCAATCTATAGGATTGTTCAAAAATAAGGAGGTAATGAACTAATGGCAGGCGGAACATGGACAACGCAAAATAAGGTGCGCCCTGGGGTGTACGTAAATGTGGCATCGAATCAAGGGACTATCGGTAAAATGGGAGAACGCGGGATTACCGCTTTGGCACTAGCCTTATCTTGGGGAGAACCGGGAGTGATCTTGAAGATTACCCCACAGGACGATGTGAAAAAGCTGTTAGGTGTTGATTTGGAACATCCGACACTGTTGCCAGTGCGTGAAGCACTGAAACGGGCGGGAACCTTGCTGCTTTATCGATTGAATGAAGGGGTTAAAGCGGCGGTAACCAATAGTGGACTCCAGGTAACTGCTAAATACGGCGGTGTACGCGGAAACGATCTTTCTGTTGTTATAGAGAAGAATATTGAGAATAATGCTCTTTTTGATGTGAAGACATTGCTTAGTGGAACTGAACTGAATAAGCAAACGGTTGGAACGGCTGAAGAGTTAGTTGCCAACGATTATGTTCAATTCCAGAAAAATGGCGCAGAAGGCTTGAAGCTAACCGCTGGGTTGCCGCTGATTGGCGGAGCTAATGGTACGGTTACAAATGGAGCGCACAGCGATTTCTTATCTGCTCTTGAGGTGCTTGAGTTCCAAACCGTTGGGTTAGTATCACAGGATAGTACGCTTAAGGCGCTGTATAGCTCTTGGGTCAGACGACTGCGGGATACGGAAGGCAAGAAAGTACAGGCTGTACTATCGGATTATACGACTGCGGATCACGAAGGTGTGATTAGCGTGAAAAATGGGGTAGTACTGAGCGACGGAACTACGATTGATAACAACAATGCTGTGGCTTGGGTGGCGGGTGCTACGGCTGCTGCCGCGGTGAATCAATCGCTGACTTATCAGGGTTATGATGACTCCGTTGACGCGGATGTACGGCTTAGTCATTCTGAGACTACAGCGGCTTTGCTGAAAGGAGAGCTTCTCTTTACTTACAGTGGAGGTCGGGCCGTGGTGGAACAGGATATTAATACGTTTACGGCATTCTCTCCGGATAAAGGTAAGGCGTTCTCTAAAAACCGTGTGCTGCGCGTACTGGATGGAATTGCGAATGACTTAAAGCGTATTTTTGAAAACTACTATATTGGTAAGGTAGCAAATAATGAAGATGGACGGGCTCTGTTCTGGTCACAATGTGCAACTTATATGAATGATTTGCAGGATATGGGTGCGATTGAGGGCTTTAACGCGCAGACAGATGTGGTCGTTGTAGCTGGTGCGGATAGTGATAGTATCGTGCTGGATGTAGCTGTGAAACCGGTAGATTCCGTAGAAAAAGTATATATGAAAGTGAAGGTGGTTTAAGATGGCATTTTTAAAAGCTAGCGATACGATTTCCGGCCAGGAGGGCCGTGCGTATGCCGTGATTGGTACGCAAACCGAAGAGATGTTCTATGTGAAAACTCTTGAAGCTACGGTAGAAAAAACAAAGGCAGAGGTAAAAACGCTGGGCCGACGTGGAGTTCAGCATAAAGCGACTGGATGGTCGGGCAGCGGTTCGATGACGATTTTTTATATGACTAGCCGTTTCCGCCAGATGATGCTTGATTATATGAATACAGGTGTCGATCAGTACTTCGATATTGAAGTTACGAACGAAGATCCATCATCCAGTGTGGGAGCACAACGCATTATTTTAAAAGGCGTGAACCTTGATAGTGTGATCATGGCCTCCCTCGATACAGAGTCAGACGCGCTGGAAGAAGAAGTGAGCTTTACCTTTGAAGATGTGCAGATTGTGCAAGCATTTGGCGCTCCAGCAGGCACCGGCAATTAATAAAGACAACTAGATAGGAGCAAGTAAGGCCCGGACGTGCAGGTAGCGGCGGGTCTCTTCTCTGTCTATTTTAGTAGTACTAGAAGAAACTAAATTATTTTAGGAGGAAGACAATGAGTGAATTAAGTTTGTTTTTTGCGCAAAATGTAGCATGTGACACGACCGAGGAGTTTGTGGTATCGCAGCGTTTTAAGGATAAGGAAGGGAATGCAGTAGCCTGGAAGCTACGCAGTATGAACGAGGATGAGAATCAGGAATGCCGTAAAGCGGCTACCCGTAAGGTCAAAGGAAAAAATGGAGTGTATACCTCCGAGATCGAACCGAATGATTATATGGCTAAGCTGATGACTTCAAGTGTGGTACATCCGGATCTGAAAAATGCTGAATTACAGCGTTCGTATGGAGTTCTTGGTGCCGAAGCGTTGCTGCGTAAAATGCTGCTTCCGGGCGAATTTGCGGCACTGGGTGAACGGGTACAAGCTTTAAATGGCTTTGGTACGGATATGAACGAGCTGGTGGATGAAGTAAAAAACTAATCAACGGGGGTGACAGTGAAGCCAACTTGGCTTACTACGCCCTCCACGAGCTACACATTTTACCGCATGAGCTGATGAAGCTGTCTACACGTGAACGCGCCGCAATCTATGCGATGATCGCTGTTCGAGTGGAGAAGGAGAAGCGGGATCAGGCGAGGAGTAAAGCAAGGAAGAGATGAGGGGGTGAATGAATGGCAGGTGTTCAAAACAATATCGCAGGTATGCAGCAAGTCTCTAACCAATGGATTAATGATATAACCAATCAAATTACAACTCAGGTTTCTGCAAATATTTCGAATTCCTTTTCCGCAACCTTGAATCGTATCAGTATGAAGATAGTTAATAAACCCGTGTATAACATCACTAACAATTACACTGCAGCTTATACCAGAATTCAAGCTTCTATTGGAGGGGCAGTGCAGGCTCAGGAGAGACTGAACGATGCAGCAGACCAAGGAGCAGCAGGTGCTGAACAGCAGGCAGGAACATGGGAAAAGATTACCGGTGCTTTTGGGAAGGCCAAGGGTATGCTAGACAAAGTTAAAGGGGTTATGGAAAAAGTTCTTGCGCCAGCGGCTGAACAGCAAAAGTGGGAAGATCTTTTTAAAGCGAAAACCGGAAATGCTGATGTTGGTGTGGCTATGTTTGATAAATTCAAGAAGAGAGCATTAGAAACCGGACAGGATGTAAACAAGTCCATGGAAAGTGTCTTATCGTTTTATCCTAAAACTCAAAATACAGATCAGTTAGATAAGCTTATGGATTATTCTACAAGGCTTAGCATGATGTCACCGGAGGGGAAGGATATTGGTGATACTTCATCAGCGATTACTTCTGCTTTTGAGGGGGATTCTAGTGATTTAGCATCTATGCTTCAAGTGGATAAAGAGGATCTCGGCGGACTTGATCTGGTAGCTGGAACGGGTAATATGGAAGCCTTTTTAAGTACTTTGGGCGATATCATGACTACATCGGGGATGACAAGTGCTTCTTTGCAAACCATGATGGATTCGCCCGTTAATCAATGGCAAGCTCTTCTTGGAAACTATAACAACTCCCTCGCTGGTATGGGAGAAGGAGCTCTTGCAGCATTTTCACCGCTATTAGCTATTCTTAACGAGGCATTCTCAGATGGAACCTTTCAGCCAATTATCGAAGGGATAGCTATCGGACTTGCTTTGATTGCACAAGGATTCTCACAAGTCGTACAAGGTGCATTGTATCTTTGGAGTGTTCTTAATAACCCTGTTGTTTTACCGATTATTTTGGGAGTTGTTGCAGGAGTTATAGCCTTACAAATCGCGATGAATGCATCAGCAATTGCTACTAGAATTTCAGCCATTGCTACCGGAATTGCTACCGCAGCCCAAGGGATTTTCAACGCTGTGATGAGTGCCAATCCAATTGCACTTGTAATTGGGCTTATAGTTGCACTTATTGTAGCCTTTTTAGGGATAGTAGCTGCACTTCAACCGGTTAGAGATTTTCTGGCCAATATGTTCAGGGGACTGGGGCAGATTGTTGCTGAATTCGTAGGCTTTGTTATCGATCTTTGGACCGGATTTATTAATGGTGTTATTGGTGCCGCCAACTTTTTGCTAGGTAGTATAAATAAAGTAGTTGGAGCTATTGGCAAATTTATAGGTATAGAGTCGGAGATCAATCTTCATATTGAAGAGGTGGATAGCAGCCAGTTCAAAAAGAATTTGCAAATGGACATTGGGAGTTCTTTTAATGCTGGGGCAGAAAACATCCAAAATTTTGATATCAATAAGTTTAAAGAAAAATTGAATGTAGGTGGAAATAAGAGTAATAACACCACATTAAATCAGTGGAATACCTCCCATCCAGGAGATTTGTCAAAGCCTCCGAAAACGCCAACCGTACCTGATATTCCAGTAGTTCCTACGACGCCTGCGTTAAATACGCCTACAGCTGCTGGTTCTTTTCAAAATGCAGGGGTTCCAGGTAATCTAAACACCGTCAACCGTGTGAACGAACTCGGCTCCATCAATGACACTGTAGACATCTCCAGCGATGATCTGAAAATGCTGCGTGAGCTGGCCGAGATTCAGGCGATCCAGAATTTTGTGGAGCTTACACCGACGGTGCAGGTGACGACCGGGAATATTAACAATGCCGGAGACATTGATTCAATTATCAACAAGATCGGGCAAAAGCTGAACGAGGAGTTTGTCTCTACAGCGCAGGGGGTGTATACGTAACGTGGAAGAGTACGGAATTTTTCTTGGTTTTAATAATCAGGCGGAAGCATTCCGACTGCCAGTCAACCCGGAGACCTTGGAGATCAAGGAGAGCGGGGATGGAAAAAGCTATACCATTATCGATCTGGGTGAGATCAATACGATTGCTTATCCGAAGCTGACGGAGATCACCATTGAAAGTATCTTTCCGGCACAAAGGTATCCGTTCGTATTGGTACAAGAGGACGGGCTGAAGAGACCCTTTGAATATGTGGAGCTTATTAAGAAGTGGATGACGAGTCGCAGACCTATTCGTTTTGTATTCTCCGGGGTGAGCTATGCGGATGACACGAAAAAAGCTGAGGGGAAGCTAAACGACGCGAAGAAATGGTTAAAGCAACCATCGACTAGTGAGGATAAATCCATAGAGATTGATTTTGGTGTGAATATGGCTATGAGCATCGAAGGCTTCACTTGGAAGCTCAGTGCGGGTACCTCAGGGGATATTGAATATTCGTTGTCTCTCAAAAAGTATGTATTCTATCAGGCTGTAGCTGTAAAGGTTGTCAACGATGAAGTGAAAGTAGAGCAGAAGCGGGCGAACGAAACTCCCAAACCTACTACGTATACCCTGATATCTGGAGACAGCCTATGGAAAGTTGCAAAAAAGATGCTGGGGGATGGCAGAAGGTGCGAAGAAATTCAGAAACTTAATGGCATTAAAGATAGTGAGCTGAGGAAGCTTCCAATCGGTAAGGTCATTAAGCTGCCGTAGGAGGATGTTATGGAACTGCTTGTGAAGAATAAGGAAGGGAATCTATGGGATATTTCTGGCATCGTCTCCGATATTTCTTGGAAAACGGCCCGCTCAGGAAAACCGGCAACGCTAGAGTTAACACTTGTGGACAGTGGAATCTATCAGCATCCCAAGTTTGGCATCAGCAACGGTGATATTATTCAGTTCAGCAAAGATAATGTGGATGTATTCTACGGGTTTGTGTTCAGCATTGATACAGGCTCGGATCAGGAGATTAAGCTGACTGCCTATGATCAGATGCGTTATTTGCTGGGCAATGGCAGTTATGTGTTGCAGGATGTTACGGCTAGTGATGTTATCAAAAAAATAACACAAGATTACGGACTACAGACAGGTGTGCTGGAGGAGACGGAGTACCGGATTCCCTCTTTAATCGAAGATGACAAAAAGCTGCTGGACATCATTATGGGAGCGATCGGCAGTGAACTGCAGTTTAAGGGGCAGTTGATGGCTTTTTACGATGATTTTGGCAAGCTTACACTGCGTAAACCGGAGTCTATGCTGCTTAATCTGGTGCTGGGAGCGGGGCATTATCTGTACGATTATTCGCTCAAAAAAAGTATTGATGATGATACGTACAACACGATTTTTCTGTACAAGGATAACGAGAAGTCAGGCAAACGTGATTTCTTTCCGGTTAGCGATAAGGACAATGTGAAACGCTGGGGAATCCTACACTTGTATCAAAAGGCCGATGACAAAGCGAATGCTGCACAAATTCAGGAGAAGGCAAACAATCTGCTAAAAATGCATAACCGAGAAAAGCTTAGTCTCTCCGTACAGGCGATTGGTGATATGCGCGTAAGGGCTGGTAATTTCATTTATGTCCTGCTCGATGAATTTAAGACGCAGGTATTTCTGGTGGATCAATGCAGTCATAAGATTTCTGGTGGGGAGCATACGATGTCTCTCGATATAAAGGTGGTGTAGAAATGATGTTGGATATAATTAAAAAAGCAAGCTTAGGAGCCGTGGGAAATACAAATCCCGTGGCTTTTTCTTATGGGACGGTAACGGAGGCAGCTCCTTTGCAGATCCAGGTGGATCAACGGTTTATTTTATCGGGGAATGC